GAACTCAACCCGATACTAGGTAAGTACCCAAGTAAGACAGAAGTAGACATTTACTTTGCTGCTACTACGCTTGGGCATTACCTTGTATCTCGGGCGTTACCTCCTGACTATCGTAAGGCTTGGCAATACGTGTGGATTGGATTCCAAACAGGTAATGTTATAAGAAATTATCAGGTTGGAGTTAGGATTAGATTCTAAGAAACAACAGCAAACACAAACTGAAAAGTTGCTTCGTTTGAAGAAGAAACGCTAGTTAAACTACCGGACCAATTATGATGGGAAAAATAAACACGACCTCCTGTTGTTATAATAGCTGTTCTTACAAACGAACTTGTTTTCTGCGTTGTTAAAAACATAGTCGCTTGCGGTCTAAAATTTGGAGGTATCCATAGGCTTGCCGACGCCGGTTCCTGACTTGAAGAAAAAGAAATTCCTTTTGAAGTAGAAATAATAACAATATCTACAAAAGGAATATCCGTATTAAACCTAATACATTGAACCACGCCATCTGTGAAATCTCCACTTGAACCAAAACCCAAATTTAATGCTTCGTTGGCATAAGATTTAATAACAAGGTTAGGTATATTTGTCGTATTTATATTAGTAAGGTTAGCCCCATTCCCGTAAAAAGCGTTTGCGTACAGATTTCCCGCTGCGGTCCTTGTTGCAATTGTGTTTGCTGTTGCGCTTGTTGATCCAATTTCAGAAGCAGTCCACGTTACGTTAGCACTACCATTGACAGATTTGCTTGTGTTTCCTATCTTTATATCTCTTGATGTTTGCCATGCGCTTGCAGTTGAGGCATTGCCTGAAAGATTTCCCGTTCCAGAAAAAGTAACGCCGGTAATGTTTCCACCAGTGATGCTTACCAAATTTGAATTTTGTTGTCCAAGAGTACCGATACCAAGGGCCGTTCTTGCACCCGATGCAGTACCAGAACCCGTTCCTCCACCAGAGACGCCAATTGTTCGCGGTTGCCATGTTCCAGACTCAAATCGTTCAAATCGCTGATTTCCCTGGTTCCAACGGATTGTCAATTCCGGCAGGTTTGTCGAAGAAGTTCCATCAAACATTTTTGCAGAGTCTACGTCTCTGTTTTTTACCTCATCAACAAAATCAACATAGTTGCTATTTACTGTTGGGTCATTCCAATTGGCCATTATACACCTCTAGCTGTCCAAGACACGGTTCCTGTTGTCAGGTCTCCGTTCAAATCATAAAGATAAATATCAAACCCCGTTGGATACGGCGAATCATCAAAATCGTATACAGCATACATTGGTACACCACTGCTTGATGAAGTAGATGTTAACGTACCCGGAGTCAAAGTAATACTTTGTACATCAATAAAATCAACTCCAAAAGTAACTGCTGTTGGGTTGCTTGTAACTTCAACATGCCCTGAATCTGTTTTAAGTTTGACATCAAGACGCACAAGTAGTTCGTTTACCCTAGCCAACCCTGTTCTTCCAGTCTCGGATTCAAAAGTCAACGTAACTTTTATGTAACGAAATGTATTAATAAACACTTGGGTCTGATTTACTTCCATGTCTGTCCAGGCGTCTCCAACATTTTCCTTGTAGGATATTTGTTTTGTAAAGTCTACGTCCCCGCCCATTATGTCTATGTTTACGCTCATGGTAACGACAGTTGGCGGCAACACAGCACCCAAATCAAGTTCCCGTGTAAATGTTGCTACCCCTGTGGGAACAGGTTGCAGGTAAAGAGGAAATCCCGCGTTAATCTGTTGCTGTATGGTTGTCCAGTTATTGTTGCTGTCTTCAAAATGGCTTTCCCATGTTTGATTGCAAGAATCGTTTGGTCCGTACAAAGCCGTTCCTATGGCACAAGTGTTGTCGTGTGTACCAAGAGAAAAATCAATGTTTGCAATTTCTCTAAGTACATAATCTGGCGGAGGGTTGACCTGCACTGCAATGCTTTTTTCTGGACCAGCGTTTCCGGCAGTATCAACGGCGCGAATCCAGTATGTAAACAACCCCCCTTCTGTTTCAAACACAGGAGAAAACGTCCCGCCAACCTCTCCTATTTCTGTTGCAGTTAAAAACGTGCTTCCCTTAAACACCTCATAGTATTGAATTGGCAAGCTGTGCGTTGCTGGCCGTTCCCAATTCAACAAAACATTGTTGTCAATAACTTGAACCGTTATATTGCGTGCTTCTGTTGGATCAACGACAAGCACATCAACGGAAGATGTTGGTCCTCTGTTTCCTGCAATGTCTATTGGCGTAACATTGATTGTCTTGTTTCCGCTCCAACTTGCCCTAAGACTAAAACTTGTCGTCATTGAAGCGGTGTATATCTCATTATCAAGTTCTATTTCGTAATCCTCAACAGCAAACAACGATACGGAGCGATCCCACTCAAGAACAACATTAGGACCATCAAAATAATAAGACAGGCTTATTTCAGAAGGACCAATTACTTCAATTTCATAAGAAACCGGGTTTTCGCTATAGATCCCCGCAAAATCTCTTGCAGCAACCCAAATCTTGTACGTTCCAGACCCTTGAATTTCCCAAACCCATTCAGTGGCGTTAATGTGATTAAGTACTGTTGCTGTATCCCAACTGCTCCCTACTCGGATTTCGTAATCGCGCAAATCAACATCGTCCACCCCGTCCCATTTTATCTTAACGCCATACTTGGTTTGAGAGGCTACAAGACCTGTTACATCATCTGGCGGCTCAAGTTCACCAATAACTTCTTGATATACGCTTTCGCTCCACAAACCGACAAGATTATAGATTGAAATCGCTCTTGCCTGTATTTCGTAAACCTCGCCCGTTTGCACTTCGCTTAGTATGGCCGTAGATTCGTCTGAACCAATGGTGACCATTTTCCATGCGTTGTTTCCGCGCCGATACCTGACAGAGTAATTTCTTGCGGCAGGAATTGTTCCTTTTCCTTCAACACCAACCAAGATTCTAGGCAAAAATGCCCCGTTTCCCAAAGGAAGCAAAGCACCTGTTCCGGCCTCTACGCTAACAATATCCGGTGCATCCGGCAAAGTCTGAGTGATGTCTACTGGATCAGTGGTGTTGCTATCAAACTCTGGTATGGTTCCTGTGTCCGCGTTGTAAATTTCTGGAGATTCATCAACACAAACGACCTTTGCTGTAAAATCCGGTCCTCTTTCGATGCTTTTTACAATCAAACGCTGCGATTCTGAATTAATTTCACCGAACATTACAAGGTCGCCAACCTGAATGTTTTCAGTGGTTGGATCAAAATCAAACTCGGTGCGTACACCCGCGCCGTCTGTTGGCGTTACATTGGTAATTACAGAACTTCCGTCTTCAAGTCGAAACCGCATGTTGTAGGATTTGTCAGACTCAACGACAAACTCTTCATCAACATGAACACCAACAATATTTTCACTGCTGTCTGTTTTTACCTCTGTTACCCGTCCAGCACCCGATCCCCACAACGTAACGTCATGGTTCATTAGCACAAGATCGCCACGCTGGCAAGCAAGATGCTCAAAATCGGCGTTAAACGTATACTGTTCCGGCCTTAGTCTTGCTTGTGCAATAAAGTACCTACCGAATTTCCATACCAAATCTGGGTCGGTAATACCAGGAAATTCAATAGACTCAAATTGTGTTGGAGTAGCCTCTCCCTCTTTGTAACCATCGTCTGGAACAATTCTTTCGTCTACCTGCCAGTCTCTTTCTTGGTTCCAAAAGCGAATCCTGAATGCGTGAGGCTGAATCGGAATCAATTTTTCTGCGCTAAATCCCCAACTGTTCCTTGGCGTAAAATGCTGCACAACGGGTTTTTCCGCCTTGTCAATAATTACGCTCCATTTACCGTCAACAATGGTTGGTGACGCTCGACCGGCAGAAGCAATGTCCGATAACGTGTCCCAAACAGAAGCAGGAAAATCCCTGATTTGGTTAAACTCATAACCGTTTTGTTCGCAGAACTCGTACCATTCTCCAAGTTTCTCATCGTCAATCTGACTTTCGTCCCTTGGTCTATCACTGCCCGGACCCAAAAGAACCCACCTGTAAAGTGCTGCTGGATTTGATGTTGGGTTTGTACCTTCAACGGTTTGAGAAGTAACTTGATCCCACCCAGTTCCGCTCCATGTTGGCGCTCTTGATTGAACAAGCCCGTTCAAGTTGTCAATTACACCACTAAGTTGTCCTGTTGCCTTTATTCTTATTGCGGTTAAAGCAAGTTTTTTAGGATAGTCTCCAACAGGCTGTTCTCTGAAGTTAATTGGTTTTTCATTGCGTATCGAACGCAGGTAAGACCAAAGCATTGTATCCAAAATTCGCGCATCATCTTCGTAATTCTGATAAACACGACGGACTGCAACATCATACTGCCCACGTTCAAGGTTTGAAACGCGCACAGTGTGCTTAATAACTTCTTTTGTTATTTGGTCTACATGAACAGCAAATTCCTGACTCCACGTTGTTGTTCCGTGCTTTTTATATTTGTACTTAAAATCGTAATACGGAAATTTTACACAGGTTTCTACTCTTACCGGATCGCCTAAAAGGTCTGGTTCATACGAATAAGTACATTCTTCATGATAAGGATATTCTTCTATTTTGCCCTTGTTGTTTACAAAACCATACCCTCTTGGAAATACAATGTCAAAAGAAAATTCATCAATATCTTCTTCTGTTGTTCTTTCTGTAAACGGCCAGACGTTTTCTTGAGCCGTAATTTCTGCATTAACAGACTCTTGAAAAACAACACCAGGAAACAAATCAATTTCTTGATCGTTAACGGAAAAACCCCACTCTGTTTCTACTTGAGCGTTTTGAAAGGTGTCGTCTGCGTTTATTCCATCAGAAGACAAGGTTGTATTACCAATTCTTATGTCTGTAATGTCAAGAGGGCCATATCCCCAAGTCACCAGCATTCTCAGGTATTCTTCATTACCACTAACTTCCGTATACGGTAATGCCGCCAGCGGTGGCGTCATCCTGTGCTTACCCAGCACGATTGGCACTGTTCCAAAGGGCCTAGCGTCATTTCTAGCCCCGTTAATGGAATAGGAAGGGCTTTGCTCATCCGGCGCTTGTTGTGGCCTAATCGGTATCAGGGCGTTGATTAGTGCCGTACCTGCGGCTGCAACAACACCGGCTACTAGCGCGTTGCCAAAATTGGCCCCGGCTGTTGTTCCTTGAAACAACGCAAATTGACCGCCAGGACCAAGGAAAAACCCGGATGCTGCAACAACAAGAATACTAAGTATTGTTCTTAAAAAATTGTCACCATGCAACGCAGTGGTAATAACAATGTTGTCGTTTTCTACTGGCTTGATGTATTGCCACTGTTCCTTTGGAATAAAATCGCCGTTCAACTGAATAATCGCATCGCCGGGAATATGTTTTTCCACAATTTCCTTTAGCGTCGGCCCCTCAATTAAGGCAAACTGCTGCGGCAAGGAAAAACTATGCGGTTTAGCAACGATCTGCATGACGGTATGCTCCCAATATACGGTGTTGCCAATTCAATCCTGTTGTTGGTTCTACCACAGAATTAATTTTGCTCATTATATGTAACATTTTGTTTTTGTTCAAATAAATTCCAACATGAGACACAACTCTGTTCCTTACGCGAATCAACAGAACATCAAATTCTTCTGGTTTATCTACTTTGATCCACTTTTCTTTTTCTTTATTCATTACTTCAGAAACAACACGCAAATTCTCAATGCTGTCCTGATTAAAAATGTTTTCATATCCCGGCAAATCAATTTTAAGTTGTTCTTTATAAACAAGTTGTACAAGTCCCCAGCAATCAAGCCCGTTTCTTGACCGCCCGTTTGGAACAAACGGTATTCCAATATAATTATCTGTCCACATCAAAACAGACCAGGAAACTCGCCCGGTGTAAATGTCCCAGCCGGAAAAGGCTCATAAATCAATGTTTCAACAGAAAGGTCTGCCACAATCTGTTGTTCGTTGTATCGAATGTTTGTCATCAAAAATTCCGGCCAAGTTGCAAGAACAGTATCTACATCATCCGACATCACAAGTTCTACGTTTATGGAAGGAGGGCTTGAAAGCCCGCGCAAAAAACCAATCAACTCTCTGCTTACATTGTCAAGCGTAATACGCATCTGCAATGGACCTTCTTCTGTTTCATCTGGCAGTGTTATCAACATTGGAAGAAATATAAATCGTTTTTCTCTTGAAATTGTCCCATAAAAAACAGTTTGTGATGTCTCTAAAACTTTTTCTGTCGGGTCTGTACTTAACAAAATACTTGTATCAATACTTGGATGAGAAAGCGACATCAACATGATAAGCGTTGATCCGGTTTCCTCTGCGTATGCAGACCTTAAAAAATCAATGTTGGTTACTCTTGCCATTAGTTTGGAAGCATCTCAAGTTGTAGTGACACGTTAAACAAACCAGCACCATACGTTGTCCAGTTGATCGGTGATGTAAATCTGAACAACCTGTTGCCTGAAAGTTGGTCTGTTGGGTCTTTCCAGATAAAGCGCAACGATCCGCCAATAAGCGTTGTGTCATAAAACTCTTTTAGCGTATCAAACTCTGTGTAATCGAGTATCAGCTTTCCAGAAACGGGTTCTACACCAGAACTAAACCTTCTGCGTTGTTTTGCTGGTCCTGTTTCCATGTTGCTACGCATAAGTGTGTTTGCTGCTGCCTGACTGTAACCGTCAACCAACAATTTTTGCGGAAGGGTTTCCGGCCATGTCGCAACCATAAGCAACTCCATTTCGGCTTCAAATCTATCATTACCCGTTTCTTGGGCATCTAAAGTCATTGTAAGTTCAGGATAGTTCTTTACACCAACGGCAGTGGCGGTTGGGGCTACAAACGTGTAGTCTTCAACGTAAACCGAAATAATCCCATCAACTGCCTCTTCAGTCTGAAACTGGACCCATTCTGTAAAATCTCCAGCCAGTGTTCGTACTCGCCATTCATAATATGTGTTTGGAACAAGATTTTCCATTAAATATGTAGTATCGGTAAACCCAGACGCCTCTCCAGCCAATGTTTGTGTTGCAACGTCTCTCCATTGTATTTCGTATAACTGGCTTTCGTCTGGAGGCACAACCCTTATATAAACAATATCTTGCCCGGTTTCTACCGAATCCATTGAAAGGTTTTCGGCATATCCGGTCATTGGCGAAAAAGCGTTTGTAGATACTCGAATTCCGCCTAGATTGTGTGAAGTTGTACCAACACGAATTGCCATATTAACGTCTCGTCAACGTGTTTCTTGCACCAAACGTAGAACGTATGGAGCGGTTTGTGCTTGATCCGCGAGTCGCAACTTTTTCAGCAACGGCTTTGTCAATCATTACATCAATTGACGTTCCATAATCCCCTTCGTGTACATCTGTTGTAACAGTAGCACCGACATTGTTGACTACGTTAACCTGGACATTTGAACTACCTTTCATGGTAACAGGAATGCTTCGACCGTCTGGTAACGGAACGTATGCTTCTGGTGTTGCCCCTTCGCCAAACATGGCAAGCTGCGGTGTTCGTGCAATGCCGCCGCCGGAATAACGCCTTAGCGGCATGGGACCGCTTGATGTCATTACGTTTCCGTTTTCGCTTTCCATAATTGACGCTATTTTATCAGTAAACGGTGCGGTAATTGAACCACCGCCAGAAAACATTCCACCAAAATACTGTGCTGCTGCCGATTCAAGCGGTTTTGTAATCATTACCCGCGTTGCAATCCGCAAAAGATCGTCGGCAAGCCCTTGCAATACATCGCGCAAGTTGTTGCCACTTACAATGGCGTCTTCAAACGAATTTGAAATTGTGGTTCCCAAATCTTCTGCAAGTTTTCTGTACCTTTCCTGTTCGTCGTTCAACTTTTCGTTTTCGGCACGAACCTTGGCTATAACCCTAAGCACTATTTCATATTTTTCAATAAGTTCTTCGCGATTTGCCAAGTCTTCTGATATCAGTTTGTTTCTATATTCGCTTAACTGATTTTCAATTTCAATTTCAGATTGCATTCTTTTGTAGGCGGCAGCACCATCGTGCAATGCTTTGTTAAGCAACATCTGCTCCTGCAACTGATCTCCAAGTTCCTTGAACGGTTCTGTCGCCTTAAATTTTGCGTATGCTTCAAGTCTATCAAGAACAATTCCGTATTCTGTTTCTCCGTTTGCGATTAGTTCGCGTGTAAAAGCAATTTGAGCTTTCAACTCAGCAGAAAGTTTTTCTCCTGTCGTCAAACGGTCCTTTGAAATCTTGTTAAGATAACTTTGAAGATCAACAAGTTGTTCAGACTTTTCTTTACCTCTGGTAATTGACTCTGGAGTTACATTAAGCAAAGAAAGTCTGTTTCTGTCTTCTTCAGAAAGTTTGGCAAATTGACGGGCAATTTTCGGATCAACAAGCAATTGCTCTTGAAACCCAAGAATTTCGTTTTTTGTTGCCCTAATTTTGTACTGAAGGTCTTCAAATGTTTCAGCAAGCCGTTTCCAAGAATCGTCCGCTTTTTGTGCTTCAAGCCCACCAGCTTCTACTTCATCAATAAGCCTGACAATTTCTTGAACGGTGTATCCGGCCTCAATAAAAGCCAAACCAACCTTTGTTTCTCTTGCTATGTTGCTAAGTATAATCCACAGCCGCTCTAAAACTTTTTCTTGTTCTCTAAGTTTTGCTCCTTCAGGAAACAACTTGTCCTCTAAACTTTCAAGTCCACTAATAGCGTAAGATATGTTTTGCAATCCTAATTCTGCAAACTTTGATTGCAAAGCAAGTCTTTCCATTTGATTTTCTAAATTTTTTAGTTCATTATTTATTCTTTTTACTTGTTCTTGATATTGGATAAGTTGTTCATCTTCAACCTCCATCGCCATAAATTCTTCTAAATTATCTGGAACTGTGGGCGCATCCTTTGGGTTGCGGCCACTAAGAGGAGCGTACATCAAACGCTCTCTAAGAAAACTTTTTACTGCTTCTTTCTCAATTCTTTCTCTTTCTATTGCAAGATTTCTCATTTTAATTCTGATACTGTCAATGTTAGATTCAACATTGATTCTGATCTCTTTTGGAAGAGATTCAATTATACTTTTTAATTCTTTGTTCTTATCAATAAATTCTTGGCTTTCTATTTTTGATTCTTGCATTCCTTTCTTAAAGAAACCAAAAAATGTAATAGCAGTAAGAACAGAAAAAATTGTTCTTAAAGCCCCGCCTGGAGTAAATAGCGTAAGCAAACCAACCCCTTTTATGGCCTTTTTTAGACCAGAAAGTGCTTTTTGAGCGCCTTGTATTGCGCTTGTTACTCCAAGCATTTTCAAAGAAAAACGACCAAGAACAACTGCCGTTCTAGCAAAAAGCATAGCAAACAAAATGCCAAACAAATTGGAAAGAACAATTGCGTTTTTTCCAATAAATTCTAATGAGTTAGTAACGGCATCTGCTGCAACCTTAAACGCTTGTCCCCAAGCCTCAATAAAATATCTTTGTTCTAACAAAGATTTTAAGGCACTATTAAGTCTGCCAATGTTACCTATAATGCTGCTTGTAACATTTCCAGCAAGAGCAACTTGTTCAGCAAAGTTTTGAATCAACTGCGCCGAATAATCGAGCGTTCCTGCTGCAAGTTCACTCTCTTTTCTAGCAACTTCTTGAACAGCAGCAAACTTTTTAAGTATTGTTTCTTGTGCTTTTAAGACCTGACCAGTACGGAGAAGAAGTTCAATTTTTTCTTTTTCTGTTTCGTTAAAATTGATTCCGCGCCTTCTAAGCCTTGTTAAATTTCTGATCGGATCTTCGAGAAGGACACCAATTTGCCTTGTGGCTGAATTTAACTGGCCGCCAAAAACATTAGAAAGCCCAATAGCAGCAAGTGCCGCGTCTTCAAACACTTGTGGCCGCGTGGCTTTGACGTGTTCCAGGTGAGCCACTTGATACCCAACATACTCATTGACCAGGACTTCGGCGGCCTTGTCAAGAGGTTGCGCCAAACTTCGCTTGGCTGCCGACGCCTGTTTTCTAGACGAACACAGAGACCGCATTGTCAGCCAATAAACGGCCTCCGGGGCGTGGCTGGCTTCCGGCTCGTACGCGGTGGCCAGTTTCTCCATGTCCGGATCGGCCTGGCCATCAGGGTCGTACGCGGTGACCATGGCCGCGTCTGGGTTGTCCAC